CATTGCGATCAACCGTTATGCGTCAATCCGAACCATTTGTTTTGCGGCACTTTGTCCGACAACATGAAAGACTGTGTGCGGAAAGGCAGGAACTTTTTGCCAAACAATCGCGGCACAAATGCAAAATGGGCAAAATTGGACGCTCAAAAAGTCGCTGAAATACGCAGCCGAAAAGAAAGCGGCGCAGAATACGCTCGACGATTTAACGTCAGTCGAAGCGCCATTTATGAAATTTGGCGTGGAAAGAACTGGGCATGGACATAGTTCTTCCTTACAACCCTCGGCGGGCGTTCCTGCCATTTCACGATAGGAGCAAGCGGTGGGCGTGTTTAGTAGCCCACCGCCGTAGGTGCGGGTAAAACCGTCGCAGCCGTCAACGACATCATTCGGGCGGCCATTATGTACAAGGGGCCGAATGGGCTATTTGCCTATGTCGCCCCTTACGCCAACCAAGCGCGTCGAATTGCTTGGGACTACTTTAAGTATTACGCCAAACCGCTTATTGCTGATGCCAACGAGCAACAGATGACGCTGATATTGGTCAATGGCGTTAAGATCAGTTTGTTCGGGGCAGACAACGCCGATGGGCAAATCCGAGGCTTGGGCCTATCAGGCGTATACCTTGACGAGTATGGCGACTTCAAGCCGAGCGTGTTCGGCAACGTTATCCGCCCGGCCTTGTCGGACAAGCAAGGGTGGGCAGTGTTTGCCGGTACGCCCAAGGGCAAGAACGGCTTTTGGGACGTATACGAGGCAGCTCAACGCATACCGGACGAATGGTTCGTGCTACGCCTACCCGCAAGCCAGTCAGGGCTACTGCCACAAGGCGAACTGAACGCTGCCAAAGCACAACTGAGCGAAGATCAGTACCTACAGGAATACGAATGCTCGTTCGAGGCGGCGATTCAGGGCGCGTTCTTCGGCAAGGAGATGCGCCAAGCCGACGACCAAGGCCGTATCACCTATGTGCCATACGACCCCAGCCTGCCGACCTATACCGCATGGGACTTGGGTTACAGAGACGACACGGCAATATGGTTTTATCAGATGGCGCGTGGTGAAATCCGCGTGATCGACTTTTACGCCGTCAGCGGAGCCGACATCCATGACATCGCCGCAGTGGTTCTACAAAAGGGTTATGACTACAAACGCCATTACTTACCCCACGACGCCCGGGCCAAGAGCCTACAAACCGGCAAAAGCATCGTGGAGCAGCTTGCAGCCTATTTGGACGTCGGTAAACTCGCGGTGGTGCCGGACATCGGCGTGCAAAGTGGCATCCAAGCCGTTCGCCTGACCCTACCGCACGTCTGGTTCGACAAGGAACGGTGCAGGGAAGGCATAGAGGCGCTGCGGCAGTACCAGCGGGAGTACGACGAGGACAAAAAAGCGTTTCGGCAGACCCCAAGACATGATTGGACTAGCCATCCTAGTGACGCATTCCGTATGCTTGCGGTATCATGGGCCGCCGAATCTGACAAGCCCCGGTCGGCTGACCCCAAACCGTTGATAGTTGGGCCTCAGAACACAGTCACCTTGAACGATATGTGGACAGTCCACGACCGTTCGGCAGGCAGGAGAGCAAGAATATGAACCAAGTTACCGAAAGTCAGAACTACAAGAACATCACTTCAACAACGACGATTTGGACGGGCACGGGCGGCTTGCTCGGAATTTTCGTATCGTCAGCTTCTAGCACCCCGACTATCACGGTGTCGGACGGCGCAGGCACGATGGTGGCGCAATTCACCCCCGTAGCGTCAACCTTCTACCCTCTGCCGGGTCGGTTTAACACGTCGCTGGTTGTCACCATCGGCGGCACGGTTAACTGCACTGTGTTCTGGACTAACTAATGATCCCTCTCTGGGGTACTAGCACCGCCCCGAATCCCACGCTGTCACTGGACTTTGTGGGCGCAACCAGCCTTGACGCTGGCATCACCTTTTCCCGAGGCAGTCAGGCCACGCTGTTTGATTCCACTGGGACGCTGGTGTATGCGAACAATAATTTGCTGACGTATAGCGAGGACTTTGGCAACGCGGCGTGGACAAAGCAGGCATCGGTAAGCGTTGCGACAGATGTTGAAACTGCGCCGAATGGCACTACCACTGCAGACCGCGTGACAGCCGACAGCGGGTTTGCGATTTACCAGCAAGTTTCTTCCGTTATTGGAATTATTTACACGCAGTCGGTTTATGTGAAAGCGGGAACTGCAACAAGAATAATGTTCCGCGACGACACTGGCGCTGGCAGGGACATTGCTTTTAATCCGAGCAACGGCGTTATTACAGGGACTGGCGGAACCATAATTTCATCTGGATCGACATCGGTTGGAAACGGATGGTGGCGATATTGGTTTACTTATACAGCGGACACGGCACTGGTTCGCGGGTTGTTACGCCCAGATAGCGCAGGCGCTGGTCAAACTTTTCTTGTATGGGGCGCGCAAACCACGGTTGGAACTTTGCAAAGTTACGTCCAAACCGTAGCCTCTGCCTACTACGCCCCCCGCTTTGACTACAACCCCTCCACGCTTGCCGCGCAGGGCTTGCTGATCGAGGAGCAGCGGACGAACTCCATCCGCAACAACACGATGCAGGGTGCGGTAGCGGGTACGCCGGGGACGTTGCCGACGAATTGGACGCTGGTAGGCGTTGCTGGCATATCTTCATCAGTTATAGGAACAGGAACAGAAGATGGAATTTCTTACATTGATATACGCGTCAATGGAACTCCAACTTCTAGTGGTTTCATAAATATTGTTACAGATACCGGAATTGCTGCAAGTTCTGGGCAAGCATGGGCTTGCTTCGCATATTTTAAATTGCAAGCAGGCTCGTTGAGCAACACAAGTTGCTTGATTGAAATCAGAGAAGTAGACAGCGGCGGCAGTTTTTTAGCAAACAGCACTCAAGCATTTGTGCCTACAAGCGCAGCGTTAAAAACGCAAAGACCATCTCTTTCAAGAACGTTGAATAACGCATTAACAACCAATGTTCGTTTTTTGATTGATTTTCAAACGACAAACGGCGCAGCCATCGACATCACCCTCCGCATTGGCCTTCCCCAACTAGAGCAAGGCGCATTTGCCACGAGCGTGATCCCCACGACCACCACCGCCCTGACGCGCAACGCAGATGTGGCGAGCATGACGGGGACGAATTTCTCGTCGTGGTACAACCAGACGGAGGGGACGTTGTTTTCGGAAAGCATTCAGTTGCCGGGGCAGTCCGCTGTTGTGTTTCCGCGAATAGCAAACATAAACGACGGAACAACGAATAACGTCATTACAACCATTTGGAGATCAGACACCTCAAGGCTTTATGGCGCTGTTACTACGTCAGGCAGTGTCGTTGCAGATGTTGGGGCTAATGGAGTAACTCAAACAAATGTCAATAAAATTGCTTTAGGGTATGCAACAAACAATTTTGCATCTTCTGTAAATGGCGGCGCTGTTAATACAGATACTTCCGGCGCTGTCCCAACTGGGTTAACAGCGCTTGGAATTGGAAAACAAGCATCAGCAGCAGATTTTCTTAACGGCTACATCCGCCGCATCGCTTTCTACCCGACGCGGTTGTCCAACGCCACCTTGCAGGCACTGACAGCATGAACGACTACTACTTGAGGGCCAACACAGAGGCTGCGCTGTACGAGGCGCTTGTCGCGGCGGGCATCGTGCGCGAGATAGAGGACGGATGGCACGTCACGGACGGCCACAAATACGCGCTGGACGTCGTGGGCAAGGTCTACAAGCCTACGGGCGAGATCATCGAGCAAGACGGCGTTGAATCGCCGGTCATGGCGGCAGTGCCCGGATACCACGCCAACTTGCGTGTCATGGATGCAAGCAACTTTGATGCTGAATTGCTTGCAGAAGTGACAATCAATCCGCCAAACAATCCAGCAAGGGGTTGGGCATAAATGGAACAAGTCAGTCAAGACCTTGACCGATACCTCAGAATTGTTGGGCAATACGACAACGAATTCAGCAAATGGCAGGCACGCACTAAAAAGATTCTGAAGCGATACCGCGATGACACTCGCGGGCAGTCAGGCAATGAGTCGGCTAAGTTCAACATCCTCTGGTCAAACGTCCAGACGTTGATCCCTGCCGTATACGCCAAACTGCCCAAGGCTGATGTGACGCGGCGCTTCGGCGATGGCGACCCGGTAGGGCGGGTGGCCTCGCAACTCCTTGAGAGGGCGTTGGACTTCGAGATCGAACACTACCCCGACTTCCGCTCAACGATGCGTTACTGCGTCGAAGATCGGTTTCTCGGCGGTCGTGGCGTGGCATGGGTGCGGTATGAACCGCACGTCGCCCCGCAGGGCATTGAGGATGACGGGCTACAGGTCACAGAGGACGTCGAGCAAGGCGAAAACGCCATGATGGAGCAAATCGACTACGAGTGCGCTCCGACCGACTATGTCCATTGGAAAGACTTTGGACACTCTACAGCGCGGACCTGGGAGGAAGTCTCACAGGTATGGCGTTGGGTCTACATGACCAAGGAAGCCCTTGTAGAGCGTTTTGGCGAGGAAGCAGCCGCCAAGATACCGCTTGACCAAGGCCCGGAACCGCTCAACGCCTACAACGAGTCCAAAAAGACCTATAACCGGGCCAAAATATGCGAGTTATGGGATAAAGAGACGCTGAAGGTTTACTGGTTTTGTAAGGGTCTGCCGCAGATCATTGACGAGCGTGATGACCCGTTGGAGCTTGAAGGTTTCTTCCCGTGTGGGCGCCCGCTTTACGCCACGCTGACCTCCGATAGCCTTGTCCCCGTGCCTGATTTCGTGTTGTACCAAGATCAGGCGATGGAGTTGGACATCCTGTCCGACCGCATTGATGGTTTGGTCAAGGCGCTGCGGGTGCGCGGCGTGTATGACGCGAGCCAACCCGCCCTGCAACGATTGATGACCGAAGGTGATAACAATGCCCTTATTCCAGTTGATAAGTGGATGGCTTTTTCAGAAAAAGGCGGCCTTAAAGGCAGCATTGACCTCCTTCCGCTCGACACTCTTGCCACCGCCCTCCTCCAGTGCTACCAAGCCCGCCAAGACATCAAGGGCCAAATCTACGAAATCACCGGCATCGCGGACATTATCCGTGGGCAAAGCGCTGCGTCAGAAACAGCAACGGCGCAGCAGATCAAAGGACAGTACGCCGGATTAAGGCTGCGGTCGATGCAAGAGGACGTAGCCCTGTTCGCGTCCAACTTGATTCGCCTGAAGGCGCAGGTCATGGCGACCAAGTTTCAGCCGCAGACCATTCTGACGTATGCGGCAGCACAGCAGATGTCACCGCAGGATCAGCAGTTGATCCCGCAGGCCATTGAGTTGCTGAAGGATCGCCCGCTGCGTAACTTCCGCATTGACGTAGCCGCTGATTCGCTTGTGATGCTGGACGAGAACCAGAATAAGCAAGAGCGCATGGAGTTCTTGCAGGCGTTTGGCGGGTTCTTGCAGCAGGCGTTGCCGGTCGCGCAGGCCAGTCCGCCGATGGTGCCGATGATGGTCGAACTGATGAAGTTCGGCATACAGGCATTCAAACAGTCGCGTCCGCTTGAGGGCGCATTAGATCAAGCCCTAGACCAGATGCAGCAGATGGCAGCACAGCCCAACCCTGAAGCGCAGGCCGCCCAGCAAGCCGCACAGGTTGAACAGCAGAAGGCGCAGGTGGCAATGCAGATGGAGCAGGCCAAGATGCAGGCTTCGCAGCAGGTCGAAAGCGCCAAGATGCAGTTGGAACAAGCCAAGATGACGGCGCAGGCGCAGAACGATCAGGCCAAGTTGCAGATGGAAATGCAATTAGAGCAGCAGCGCCAGCAGTTTGAAGCGCAGATGAAGGCGCAGGAACTTGCACAGAAACAGGAAGCGGACAGGTATAAGGCCGACCTTGATGCGGCCACAAAGGTCATGGTGGCGCGTATTAGCGCAAACCCGGGCCTTGACATCCCGATGTTCGAAGCCCAGCAGCAGGTCAACGAGCGCGTTGTGGCCGACCTTGGCGCAGAAGTCAAATCGCAGATGGATCGCCTCGCAGAACTGTACGCACAGATGGCCGAAGATAACCGAGGTGCAATGGCGCAGATCAGCGCTGCCTTGGCCTCGCTGTCTGCCCCGAAGCGCATCGTTCGCGGTCAAGATGGCCGAGCTGTAGGCGTTGAGCCCGTACAACTAAACCTGCAATAGGTGATCGATGGCTGACAACGTAGGGTATACACCGGGTACAGGCGCACTCGTCGCGGCTGACGAGATTGCTGGCGTATTGCATCAGCGGGTGAAGATTGGCGTAGGCCCAGATGGCACAGCGGTAGACGTATCTGCCGCTAACCCCATGCCAATTACGGCTCCTTCCGCGCTGTCAGTAACTGGCACGGTAGGAGTTACAACGGCTAGCCCGCTGGACGTGCAAGGCACGGTCAGCGTCGGCAACTTTCCCGCTACGCAGACGGTCAACGGTGCGATTTCTGTATCTGACCCCTCAACGGTCGTTGCATTTGGCCCCATCACTACGGCGAATACGGTTTTGTTTGCTGCGGTGGACACGGAAAACAAGCAATCCATCCAGTTGCAGATTTCGGGCAGTTTTTCTGGCGGCGTAACCTTTCAAGCCAGCAACGACAATTCGGTGTGGTTTAGCGTTGAAGGCACGGCGTATAGCAACGATGTTCAGACGGTTGACATGCTGTACGGGTCTGACATTGCAACCATTGCGTTTACTGCCAAGTATTTTCGGGCAATCACCACGCCTAACTTCAATGGATCGGTGAGTGGCAGTTATTCGTTGCGGTGGGCGGCAAGCCCGCAGCCCTTTGTGCAAAACACGCTGATGCAGGTAGACCCGAGCGTGTATATGCCTGTTGCTGGTCTAACCCCTCTTGGGCATCTTCGGCGCATTGCTGTTGCTGACAATGGCGGCGTGACTCCCGCCGATGGCGTAGTAGTACAAGGGTCGCGCAACGGGGCGCAGGCTGGCACGATTGTTCAGCTTGAGACAACGGGTTATGGCACGGTTGTTTTGCAGTTGACGGGTACCTTCACAGGTACTGTGACTTTCCAAGTTTCCAATGACGGTTCAACTTATGTGTCTGCCGTTGCGTGGCCTGTTGCGGGTGCGGCTGTTCCGGTCACCACTGCAACTGCGGCGGGGCAATGGCTCATTGCGGCATCGGGGCGGTTCTTTCGCGCACAACTTACCACGGCAGGTTCGGGCTTTCCGCTTGCCATTGCGGTACTTAAGAACTTTTCGGCGGCGTTTCCGACAAACATCCCTTCGCAGAACATGGCGCAGGTTGCGGGTACGGCTGCGGTTACAGCGGGCGTATCGGGTATGTTGGCGGTCGGCGGCAACATTGCAGAGGACACCGCAGCGACCTCTAACCCGCTCATCTGCGGTGGCATTGCCCGTACTGCGTTACCGGCTTCAACCATCATTTCGGGTGACGCGATACGCCAAACCTTCAGCGTGTCGGGTCAGTTGATTACGAAGGGAAACGCCCCCGGCGACCTTGATTTTTATGTCAATGCGACGGTTACAACCAACACTCAAACCGCGATTCGTGCTGCTCAAGCCTCACCTATCCGGCAGAATGTTACCGGACTGACATTCCAGAACACCAACGCAACTGCTACAACGCTGACCATTCAAGACGGCTCAACAACGCTTATCACCTTTAGCGTTCCGGCTAGCATGACGCTACCCGTTCAACTTGACTTTCCGACCCCGTTGCGCGGTACGGCAGCAACCGCATTGAACTATATTGCAGGTACAACGGGGGCAAGCGTCCTGCTCAATGTTACTGGCTTCAATTCGTATTAGGAGTTTTCATCATGCTTTTGCAATCAATCGTCGGTCAGCCCTCTGCGGCAGGTAATAACGCACTTGTCAACGGTCGTGCCGGTCAGTTGGGCGATACCATCGTTTCGGAACTGCACGCTAGGTATTACGAGACGACCTATCGGGGTAACTCGTTCTTGCTGTCGGTCAGCACCGCAGCAGCGGTGACGGCGTTTACGGGCGGCGCAGCGGGTACCCCCATGCTTGCTTTGTTCAACCCCCTCGGCTCCGGTCGAAATGCCGTCATCAACAAAGCGGCGGTTGCCAATGTGGTTTCCGCATCGGCTGCGGGTACGGCGATGTTTGCCCTCTACTTCGGCACGACTGCCACGATCACGCAGGCCACTACCGTAGCGCCGTGGTCGATGAACACGCAGTTGCAGAGCGGTTCGGTGATGACGGGTTTCCGAAATGTCGCCCTCACATCTGGTTCTGCCGCGACAAACCTAATCCCGATTGCCTCGTACTATTGGGCATCGGCTGCGGGTGTGGCTCTGGTCAATAGCGGTGGCGTTGATTTAGAAGGCGCGGTAATCATCCCGCCGGGTTCGTATGTTGCGCTTGGCGGTTCCGCTGCATTGACCTCCGCCACATGGGTTGGGTCGTTGCAGTGGGAAGAAGTGCCGGTATAACTTATGACTATTGAACAGCTTATAAAGCTCACGGAAAACCGCCTCTTGTACTTGCAGGCGGCGCGTTCTGCCGCATGGTCATCGGGTGACGCAGATGGGGTTGTAAGGCTCGACTCTGACATTGCACAGACTCAAGAAACGCTTAATCAACTTCTGACGCTGGTGTAACCATGTTTTTGACGCTGCTGCAATCGCAGAGCGCGCCGCCGCCCATCGTCGTAATAGATACGCACGACGGCGATGTTCGCCGCAAGCGCAGGGTCAAAGAGGAGGTTGAGGATCGCGAGTTACGACGCCAGCAGATCATTGCTGCCTACGAGCATCTCGTAGAAGGCAAACCGCTGGTCGCGGAGTCGATTGTTGAGGAATTTAAGGTTGTAGGGCCGATCAGCGAGCGCGTAGAGGCGCGGGTCGATTGGGACAGGTTGCTGGCAAACATTGACGCCGTGGAGCGCCTGTATGCCGCTTATATTGATATGGACGACGAGGACGTGTTGTTACTGCTATGAAGCGAACATATGTAATGGTTGACGGCGAGTTTGTAGAGCGCAAACGGGACGCAAAGGGCCAATATCACTACATTATCCCCGACATTCAGCCCTACAAGTCGATGATTGACGGGCGCATGGTCACGTCACGCTCAGAGCATCGGCGACACTTGAAGGCCAACAACTGCGTAGAGGTCGGCAACGAAGATCCGACCAAATTGAATTCGCCCCCATCGGTCAAGGACACCCGAGTAGAGGTGTTGCGCCATCAATTGGCGAACATGACCCACGCGCAAGCCAACAGCCTAATGGCGCGTCTGCGGGATGAAGTCCGTTTCACCCATGATCCCCACAGGAGAAAGTGATGGAAGATACCCGTAAGACACTGCTTGAAGAGCAATTTGATACCGTTGCAGAGGTTGAGCCGACCCTAGCGACCGCAGAGCCAGTTGCCGAGTCGCCTTCCCGTACGCGAGATGAGTCGGGCCGGTTTGCGCCCAAGGCGGAAGAGGTTCCGCAAGCCGAACCCGTAGAAGAGCCGGTATGGGCAAAGCCCCCGGCGTCGTGGAAAAAGGAATACCACGAACATTGGCTGAAGGCAGACCCGAAGATGCGGGAATACGCTTATCAGCGCGAAGAGCAGATGCGGAAGGGCGTTGAACCGCTGCTGTCCAAGGCTCAGTTTGCCGACTCAATGAACGCGGCCCTTGAGCCGTATCTGCCGACCATTCGCGGGCTAGGGTTGACCCCTGACAAGGCGGTAGCTGCGCTCGCGCAGGCCGATCACACCCTCCGCACGTCCTCGCCCGAGCAGCGGTTGCAGTATTTCATGCAGTTGGCGCAAAGTTACGGCATCAATTTGCAGGGTCAAGCGCAGGGCCAGTCACCCTCGCCAACCGTTGACCCAATGGTCTACGCGCTGCAAAACGAACTGAACATGGTTCGCGGCGAGGTCATGGGCTGGAAGCAGCAGCAAGAGATGGCGGAAAACCAAAAGCTGCTAGAGGAAATTAACTCGTTCAGCGCCAAGGCCGAGCATTTTGAAGAAGTGCGGCCTACCATGATTCAACTTTTACAGTCTGGGGTAGCACAAACCCTTGACGAAGCCTACAATAAGGCGGTTAGATTAAACGAGGAACTCTTTGACAAAGTGCAATCGGCCAAACAGGCACAGGTTGCATTGAAGCAGAGTTCTGAGTTGAACAAGGCTGCAAAGGCAGCCAGAGCAGCAGCGGTCAGCGTCAGAAGTGCCACACCCGGCGCGAACACGGCTCCCAAAGCGCAAGGTCGTCGTGCGTTACTCGAAGAAGCATTCGACGAGATGGGCGCACGGTTGTAATTAACTGATATAGGAGCATTAAAATGGCATTTGCCAATTCCAGTATCAGCGACATTATCGCTACCAACATTCAGAGCCGTAGCGGTGAACTCGCTGACAACGTGACGAATAACAACGCCCTCCTGCGGCGTTTGAAGGAGCGCGGGAACGTTAAGACGTTCTCGGGCGGTAACGTGATTTTGCAGGAAATCATGTACAACGACTCGACCACGAACAACACCAACTCGTACTCAGGTTACGAAGTGTTGAACGTCGGCCAGAACTCGCCCATCTCTGCGGCGCAGTTCAGCATCACTCAGTATGCGAGCGCCGTGTCTATCTCGGGTCTGGAAATGATCCAGAACTCGGGCAAAGAGGCCATTATTGACCTCCTTGACGGTCGTATGCAGGTTGCGGAAGCTCAGTTGGCGAACCGCATCAGCGGCGACTTGTACGGCGACGGCCTCGGCAACGCTGGCAAGAACCTGACGGGCCTTGCGGCTGCTGTGCCGGATAGCCCGACCTCGGGCACCTACGGCGGCATCAATCGCGCCGTGTGGTCGTTCTGGCAGTCCGTGGCCTATTCGGGCGTGACCAATGGCGGCGCGGCTGTCTCGGCTTCCAACATCCAGCAGTACATGGATGCGGTGGCCGTGCAGTTGATCCGTGGCACCGACAAGCCTGACCTCATCGTGGCGGACAGCAATTTTTACCGCCTCTATCTGCAGTCGCTGCAGAGCATCCAGCGCATTTCGAGCGAAGGCTCGGGCATGGCGGGTGCTGGCTTTGCCTCGCTGAAGTATTTCGGCGCTGGTATGGCCTCGGATGTGGTGCTGGACGGTGGTATCGGTTCCTCGTCGTATAACAACGGCGCTGGCAACGCGAACCATATGTGGTTCCTCAATACCAAGTACCTGCACTTCCGCCCGCACAAGGATCGCAACTTTGTGCCGATTGGTGGCGAGCGGCAGGCCGTCAACCAAGACGCGATTGTGAAGCTGATCGGCTGGGCCGGCAACCTCACGTCGTCTGGCCCGCAGTTCTGCGGCGTTCTCATCGCTTAAGGAGTAAAGACAATGCCTACCATTATCAATGGCTTTGCCTACCCCGCTTTGGGGGACACGCAGACCTCCCCGGCGGTTAACGTCGGCACGGTCGTCAATCTCGACGACGGCGGCATGGCGATGTACGTTCAGGCGGCTAGCGCCATCAGCCAGTACAACGCTGTGTTGATTCCGGCGTCCGCTATCGCCACCAACGCCACCTCTGCGCGTTCTGCCAGCACTAAGCGTGTTGGTTTCGCACAGGTGTCAATTGCCTCTGCCAACTATGGCTGGGTGCAGTTGGGTGGCAAGGTGCGCGTGAACGTCAACACCTCATGCCTTCCGGCGGTGCCGCTTTACACGACCACCACCGAAGGTCTGTTGGATGACCTCACGGTGTCGGGCGCTTTGGTTGCGGGTGTGGTCACGGAACTGACCGCCTCGGCAATCTCGGCCATGACCGCTGTTGCTGGCTTCAGCACGGTTGTCACCGGCACCATCGGCGGCGCTCCGTAAATGCGACCACTGGAGTTGTCGATCAAGGCGCACGGGACTGTGGAGGAACTACAGTCCAACATTAAAAGCGCCTTGGCCCGGCAACTTCCAGAGTTGGCCCCCGCTCCCACTGCCCACGACGGTACGTTTGTGTGCGTGGCGAGCGGGTGGTCAATGCCGAGTTTTGTAGAGGACATTCGCAAGGAGAAGGAAGCCGGGCGTCCTATTGTGGCAATTAAGGCCGCGCACGACTTTCTGATGGACAACGGCATTACGCCTGACTTGTGGATTAACCTTGACCCCCGCGACCGTACTGACGGCGTGAGGAAGCATAACGATCATACGGTGTACATGGTAGCCTCGCGCTGCCCTCCGGTGACGTTTGACCACTTGAAGGGCCGCAAGATTTTGCTGTGGCACTCGTGGTCAGATGGAGGCGAGCACAAGGCGTTAGGCGCTGGTAAGTTAGCGATTGGCGGCGGTACGACAAGCGGTATGCGCGCCATCAACATTGGATACTTGCTCGGATACCGAAAGTTCGTGTTGTACGGGTATGACTCGTGCAACGACACTGAAGGCCGTAAACGCTTTACAGGCGAATTGAGCGGCCCGACGATGGATGTATACGTTGGCGAGAGTCGGCGTAAATTCGTCTGCAATGGCGCTATGGCGCAGCAGGCGAAAGAGTTTCAAATGATTTTCACTGTAATGTCCGACATTGAGGTGGAAGCCAAAGGCGATGGCTTAATCGCCGAGATTCTAAAGGTCAGGCGCGACGTAAGCGCCGCAGCGTAGGAGACAACAATGGCATTTCCTTCACGAGTACAGGGTTCCGGCACGTCCGGTGGTCAGACGCAGGCGATTGTGGGCGACGTGTCTGCGTCGGTCACGGCTACTGGTAGCGTTGCCGGTGACGCCGCTGCGGT